CCAATTCTTTTTACTTGCTTTGTAGTTCTAATACCAAGTCTTGAGGATTTATTAAAACCACCACCAACTCTAGTACCCTTTCTAGCATTAGTTTGACTCATCATGACCATTTCATATTCTAAGTCTTGATGTAAAATATCTACTATTTGTTGACCTATACTATTGGTTTCAACTGCCACTAAAGCATTATTGAAATGTGTTGCTACATTGTATATGAGATTTGGATATACTAAATGGTGTATATTATTTGACCTATAAACTGCAACTAACTTATATGGAATATTAGTTATATCTACTATGGTAAATGCAGAATAGTCACCACCAACACCTTCTGCAACATCCACGTTACAAGCATATATATGACCTTTTATTGGCTCTTCGTATATCTTAACATCATGCTGAATAGATATTGGTCTAGAAAAAGACATTTTAGATAAAATAGATGGATGTATAAGTGTATTAGCACTTCCTAAAAACTCGCATTCATACTCAACTCTAAATTGATCAGGAGATGTATTTCTAATCATCTCATCTTTCCATGCTTCATCTCTTCCAGGAACTGCTGACCAATGTACATCTACTCTAGCCCAACTATTATTACCTTGCTCTGAATCATTCCATATCTTATAGAATAAATTCATACCGTTTGGTGTAGATGTAATAATTACTTTTGATGTATTACCAGATGAAATAGTAGGAAAAACAGATGCAAAGAAGTGATCTTGAATGTTATTAGGAACGAAAGCAAACTCATCTAGATATACTAGATTGAAAGATTGACCACGAACTGCTGAAGATGATGTAGATGAAGCTAGAATTTTGCATCCATTTTCGAGTTCTACATTGCTTTTATTCCATTCAATAATTCCTTGCTGAAGCCATTTAGGTAGCCATTCGTATGCTAACTGAATGCGTGAAAGAATTTCTCTAGCTTGTCTTTCTTTATTTGCTAGTAGAGCTATATTATAATTTTCATTGAAAAGTATTTTATGTAGTAAGTACCCAACAACACCTGTAGTCTTTCCTACCTGTCTGGGCATTTTACAAATGGAAAATCTATTATTATCGAAAGCATCAAACATCTCAATTTGATATTCATAAGGTTTGAAACTTACCAAACCTCTATCAACATGAACAATCTTCACATAGTTTTCACAAAAATATTCTACATCTTGAGAACATTTAATATACTCTTGAATCTGCTCTTTAGTAAATTCAAGTTTAACGTCTGAACGCTTTAAATTTTTATTTCCATTATAACCAATCTTATTCACTATACTCATAATTTAATGACATCCATGTAAAGTTGCATCGTTTCTTGATCCACATATCATGAAGTTAATTCCCGGTAGAGATGCTCAGGATGTCTTGTTGCTTTACTACGAACAACTGAATCTTTATAGTCATCAATCTTAGCTTCATCTAGAAACTGCTTAAATGTTTTCATGAATTCTTCTTCCGTTTCTACTTATTTTTCGGTTTATAGCTGATTGGATAACCTTCACTTTCGCTTCCTTTACCGACTTCAAAGCCACGTTTCTTATAGTAACTGGCTAATTGTTTTGACTTCATTGGATATTTGTCGGATGGGTGGTATGCTTTAGCATGACCGGAAATTGCAACTCCATGCTTATCTGCTAAACTTTTAATTTTTTCTAGAGCTGCATGGCCACCCCTGGGTTTTAACGCACGAATATCTGACATATGAATTTTACCAAAAACTGGTGATAGTTCAGAAGTTGCTGAATCACCATGCACACGAGACCGTGGATCAGATGGATGTTCTGATGTAGAATTATGATAGTCATCCATAAAATTATCTATATTTGGTGAACTTCTAGCACCAAGTTTGATTTCTTCAATATATTTTTTGAATGTTTTCATTAAATGTTCTCCTTTGAGTTGTCTTTGATCATCTTCAATAGTTCTGCAGAAGACCCAACAAATAAATTATTATTTACAGTCTTTGGGTCTTCTCTTTCTTCACCCTTTTCCAATTCTTTTTTAGTTTTTCTAAGACCCATCAAGTCTTTATTTGCATTTACTAATGTATTAATTAATGTCGATGCTACTTCAAAGGCTCTTGGAGACTCACTTTGTTTTGCTACATCTAGCATATCTTCTAGTGCATCTTGACCTTTAGATATAATGTCATATAGATTTTGTCTTGCAAATTCGAAGTCATTTGCTTCTGCGCTATTTACAGTTTTTACTGGTGGTCTAATATCTAAAGGCTCAAGCCCAAGAGATTCTGAAATTTTATTCGACATTTGGGAACTCTTCAATTGTCACAATATAACCATAATCATCATCTTCATCGATTAATGAATACGCAACGGATGCATCAGCATTTGATGTTGGTGTACCATTAGCAGTTAATCCTGGTTGAACGGTAACTCTATCAAATACAGTATTTGAAGTTAGATTTGGATATAGATTTGTTTTAGCAATCTTAATGAGTTTGCTCTGAGTTACAGGACCATATAGATATACTTTCATAGTAAAATCTAAATCAAATACTAAAGCTCTTCTAGTCATATAATCACTATCATATGTATCATCAGTAGATACTGAATTGAGAACAAGTGGAATATCCATTTTTTCATCAAAATCATCTAGCAATTTAGCAGATACAGTCCATTCTGGTGTAAAGTATGGTAGAATTTGTTCTAGAATTCTAGTTCCATCTTCTGTACTCTTAGAGTAAATAGAAAGTCTGAAATTGATATCATATGGTACTGGATTAAATGTCTTCTTATATACATTAGAACCATTGATATTATTCTTAGTATTGATCTTACCAATAGTATTCAATTTTCTAGACTGTGCATAGTTAAACCCAATCATTTCAAATCCCATTCTTGGAAGAATGATTTCTTGACGATCAGTAGTAGCTTGTCTATTTTCTGCTAGTGCTAGATACTTCTCTCTTGGGCCATATGCAATTGGTACTTTAAATCTTTGAGCAACACTGCCATTAGAAGCTAATCTTTCAATATACACAGAATTGAATAGAGTACCAAATACAATTACATATTTTTTGAGTAGAGCATGATAGAATGGAGATGTTAACATTAGCCTATTCTACCCCCTTCACTAAATGGGTCTATTTCAGTAAAATCAAATATATTAAGTTCGCTTGCCTGATCTTCAAACACTTCATTCATTGCTCCTTGATCGATTGAATCAATATCATATGTTTCAAGAGCAATTGTAGTTCCTAAGTCTTCTGTTGTTAGTACAACTCCAGCTTCTGTTGCAAGTTCATATTCTGAAGTGAGAGAAGATAGGTTGTTATAGTATGTATCAATATTAGAAATACCAGTATCGAATACTTCGTTTCCATATTCGAATAGTTCACAAACAAGATCGTATGTCTGCAATGCGCCCAACTGAAAGAATACTGGTCTTCTTTCGACAAACTTAATTTGATATACAGCATCTGACAATGGAAGATATACTAGATCACCTTCTACTGGTGCTTCTCTAGATGCATAGTTTGAAACTTCATTGCCAAATGATCTTATTGAAACAGAGAAAGTAATTTGCTGTCTAACTTCTAAACCAAACTTAGAAAGAAACTCGCCTTCACCATCAAACCAATCAACATTTCTTACATACATTTCAATGGCAATTGCCTCATCGAATTTAGAATATTCTGGCTCTCTATAGATAGAATCTCTATTTACTACTGTTCTTGGTATATAAAACATATCAATACCGTACATCTTGATAGCCTCTATAACAAGACTTTCAACTAGTAGCTGTTCTTGAGATGCTCCAATATTATTAAAATAAAAATTAGTGGCCATTAATATTTGTCCATATCTAGATGTTTAACTGGCACATGCGTATCGCCTCTAAAAGCAGCAGCTGCAACTGCATGATGGCCATCCATGATATAGTGTTTACCTTTATGAGTAGCTACAATAATATGAGATGGAGATTTTTCATCAACTTTAGTTTTAAGTTTCTCTTGATTATCTGTTCTCACAAATGGCTGAGTTGGATTTAAATCTGATATCTTCATAGTAGTTGATTTATGAGCAGCATGATATTTCTCACTTCCACCTAATTTATTATATACCTTTTCAGATTTTCTTTCGACTTCATTGCTAGTTTTAGCACTAAATGATTTTAAAGGAATGTGTTTGCCTTTTTCAGCAGAAAACCACTTTCCATACTTTTCTTTTTTGCCATAGCGTCTTGCTGCTCTATTAGCAAGCTCAACTGGATCAACTTTTCTTTCTTCTAAAAATTCTAAAAAAGATAGCATGTATTAACCGATAAGATCGTGAACTGGGAGACTATAACTAGAAATCATTTCAGCTTCTAATTTAGTAATTTCTTCGATAGCATCATTGTAAATCTTTTCACCATTAAATGTGATACCACCGGGCATCTGAATACCATTGAATTTTGTGATATTAGAACCCCATTGTCTTTTAATTAATGCTGTTGCATATCTAGCAAGCCATCTATCACCCCATGCATCAGTATATGTGTCTGGGTCTACAATCTGATATGCTTCTAATATGATGTACTGACCAACAACAACTTTGTCCCAATTCATATCAATATGAACTATATTTCTATGACGATTGTATCTGATTGGTTGTCTTCCAA